CAATCCCATCTTAAAAAGCTCCATAAGGAAAGATTGCTTCGCAGCAGTTGATCGAGGAGTCGCAGAACCAGCCTGAACTGTGAAATTTGTGTTGTTATGCAGCGAATCCTTATCTAGCTCATAGATTTCGTAAGCTGCATTATCCCCACCAATTTGAATCTGACGTAGAGTATCCCAATACTCAATAACATAAGACAAGAAGTGGCGAGTAATCTTCTCAGTAGCTGCTTCAATTGAAGAAATTGCAGAAGCTAAAACAGAATCATCCTGTTCTTGCAAGTATGAAATTGCAGCCGCAGCATGAACTCCAGGGGGAGCGCCCCCACGAGAAATAGCGTGCTGAGAAGAAATATCCTGCATATCTCCATCAGTACGATTCAATTCCTCCATCACATAACCTGGAACATTTTCCATCTTCAAGGGTTCAGGAGGCTGAAAACCAGGCTGATATTGAATAATCAAACCTGGCTCAGATGTGATCTTATTCGGATCTACAGAACCTCTAGGTGCGATCAATTGAGGCTTCGACATTCTATTCTTAGCTTCAACCAACTGCGACCGAGTTCTATTATAATCCTTCTGAAGAGGAATCAGATCCGTAACAGAACTGTCAGAGTAGAACCGCCCTGTAGGCATCAAATCAAGCTTAGAGAAGGGATAATCTCCATGCTCATTTGGCCACTGTTCCTCAATATTAAGAATTTGATCCCCAACCCAAGTGACCATTCCACCATCAGGAAACTTCTTGTCAGCCCCAGGCTTTAACCACATCTCTTTAACATAACACAAAGTCTTTGTACTATTTTGCCTGATCCCCATAGCATTAAGGAACTTGTCCTCAATCATCTCTGTACCACGAGAATCAGCCTGAACCTCAACACCGTAAGTTTTACTCACTGTAGAGGGATTTTTACTTGCAGCATGAATTAAGAAGGGTTGATTCTCTAATTCCTCTTCTTGTACATCAGGAACAAATATGTGGAAGGGAGAAACACGCTCAAGAAAACAATTCCCATTGTTTTCAGGATCGAAGAATTTATTAGGATCGTATCCGTCCTTAAGGAATCCTGTGCCCGTAATACTCATCCAGAACGCAGCACGGCGAACTTGTAAAGGCATCTCTAAACTTCGCCAGAAATATTCAGCCAGATGATCCCCAGCCTGAGCAGCAAGAATATCCTCATCGTCAGAACTCTGAGGAATTACATATCCAATAGGATTCTCTTTAGTCAGCTTTGAAATTTCTTTACGAATAATAGTACGAACCTTATTGATAACCAGACGCACTCTCCAAGGTGGGGCTGGAGGCTCAAATAAACGTGCAACAGCAGCAGTTCCCGAACCAGTTACATTCCACTGAAGGTAATGACGTCCAAAATAAAACGCCAAATTGATGTACCACTGATTCTCAAACTGCTGTCTATACTCTTTGGCACGTCGAAAGTTCTCTTGCGCTAACGCAAGAAGTTGCTTATTAGAATTAGCTCCCTGGATCAGATTGAAGTTGCTCGTTGAGTCCGAGTTGGTCAAGGAACTCGTTTCCGTAAGACTCATTCAACTCCTCTCCAATTCCAGCGTGCTGATGATATTCAACCCAACGACGAAGTTCTTCCTCATCAGACATTCCAACAGCTTCATCAGAGTCTGAGCTTGAAATCGTCGGACTTTGCATCTGAACGTAACTCGTCCACTCCTTCGTCATCACTCGATTCATCAGATTCTCCCGCTCCCGAAGCCAAGAGTTCTGCTGATCCTGATGAAGCTTCATTGTCTTCCACCACATCAAAATCAAGAGCAAGATTATCACTGACTGAATTACTATTGCTATCAGGAGTTCCAATCACCACCATCATTTCTGATCCATAATTAGCAACATTTGCATTATCAATAACATTCCGAAGAGCCTTATTTTCTTGATTTGAAGAAAGCAAGAAGGCTTCCAGAACTGCAATTTGCGCCAGATTTTCCATGTGATTTCGGGAATCAATCATCCCAAGCATACGAGCAGCTTCCTCCACACATTCATGACATATAATTATAGATCCCAAGAAATCTACACTAATGCCTAAATCAATGTATGGAGGTTTCAACCCGCTGCCACAATTGACACAGCTACCAGGCAAAGAAGTTGGAGTTTGGATAAGCTGAAACATTACTTAGAAGCGGAAGCAGTTGCCTTCGGCTTCGGAGTAGGTTCTGGCTCAGGCGGAGTTTCTGGCTCTGAAGGAACTTCTGGCTCTTCAGGAGTAGCTTCAAACCGCTCATTATTTACGTTATAGTTAAGGAGTTCTTCCTCACCAGACTCTAAACGAGCAGTTTCCGCAGCTTCAGCTTCCATAGCTTCTTTCACAGGAAGAGTATTTGGAGACACATAATCAATGACGAGACTAACGCTATCCGAACCAATACCACTAGTAGGTGATCCAGCAATTCCAGCTTCACCAGCAGCCGTCATCAAATGAATATATGTAACTAAACGAGGATCAATGTCTACTTCGTGAATCTTCTCACCATTAAGAGAAATAGTAAATCCCACGTAATTCTCCAGTCTAATGGGTGGCAGCTCTCTGCCTCTCAAGTCGCACACTACGAGGCTTGGCAAGTCCTTAGTAATCTTCTCCTAAATTAAAATCAACATACTTCTTACCGGTAGATATAATTTCTCGATCGTAGAGAGGCTGATTGGGGTCGTTGGCCTCGCCCCCAAGCGACAGTATAGAGGTGTCTGGTACGGCTGTGCCATCGTCTGTTTCCGGCCTAGAAGCAATGCCATATCTGAGCGCATCGCAGGCGTGATCGTCCTTCTTAACTGTCTCTTCTGGACGATTTCTTTCATAATTCATTTGCTTTCGTGCCCACTTCTTCCAACGATATTTCTTCATTTCCCAGATTAAGTTGACACAATTCCGACAAATGTATAACTGTGGTCGTTGTTTTCCATCTATAAGCTGACCAATGAGGCAAGCCTTAACACGCAATAAACCTGCACTAAGATCATTATTACCAAGAATGACCGGTACGCCGGAGTAAATGTACTCCAACTGGACGGATGTTCCTGAGATAGGATCACGATTACGAATTGAAGGGTCACCGACGCGATAAGCAGGCATCCCAAATTCAGCATCTTTTTGTAAGACTACTTTCGCGTGATGAGAGACAATCCTTCCTGATTCATAATGCTCATCTAAAATAATTATCCGACCTTCAGAATCTACACAACCAAAGAGCCAAGCTGTGGGGTTACGAATTCCATGATCCATCATATCAAAACGTAACCAACCTGGCGGAGTTCCCATAGGATCTACGACATGAATAGTTGAATCAAACTCAGGATACACCAAACCGCCAATAGATATATATCTACCATGCTTGCGAGCATCCAAGTCTTCCTGTGATAATCCACTTAAAGCTAACTCTTTTCCTTCTTCTGTCAGATATGGGTTATCATCCATATCTACTTCAACTACAAATAGATACTTATCAATTCCATACTTGGCATAAAGTTCATCATACGTCCAAGTCATTCCTTCTACAGGAGTCATAGTAATCCAAAAATGGCCCTCCGTGTCTAGCAACCGCAACATACATTCTGTAAAAATCTCATGCGGCGGTTCCTCGTCAAACCAAATCCAATGGCGAGAAGTTCCTGCAAACTTATCCAAATCCTGCTCATAAGACATAATCTCAATCATTGATCCGTTGTCTAATGAGAGAGTATGTAGATCCTTATCAAAGCTTTTATCCCAAGAGCCATCAATCAAAAGAGTTTTAGGAATAAGAGCCTGAAGAAGCGGCTTAATGATCTTTTCCCAACCTTGTTTGAAATCGACAGTTACAATTCTCCCCCTTGTAGGAATCTCCCAAGGAATAGTTTTATAAGGATGATCACCCTTAGCATACCAAACAGCTTCAGCTCCACCAGCAAAGGTTTTACCAGATCGGTTACCACCTACAAACTGACGTTTTGGAGCATAACTTTCATGAAAAGCTTGTTGCTTCTCATGTGGCCGATAGTTAAAGATATTTGGTGCTCGGACAGTATCACGCAAAGCATCAGCTATATGCTGGAATGCGTGTTTTTCAGATTTAATTGCGGATGCACTACGCCGAGAGGGCACGCTTCGGCAATCCTAAATCTTCGACTTCAGTTGCAATTGCCTGAAGAATTTGCGGATCTTTAACATGCTTTGCCACAACCTCAACGAGCTTATAAACGACTGTTTCGATATTAATGTCAATCGTCAGTCGCGGATTGTAAATTCCACGCATTTCAAAGAACAGCTTCATCGCGGTGACGTCACCGTTCATCACTTGTTCGATTAGAGATTTATACGCTTCGTGATCTGAGTGCTCAAAGAGCTGCTCAGTTCTCATGGTGAGGTATTTATGGAAAGCTGGATCACCAAGCCAGGCATTGTACTGAGCTTGCTTAATATCAAGAATCTCTAGCTTTTGACGCAGAGACTTCTTATCCCCAACGTTCAGCAGCATGTTCACCAAAACTATCTGCTTCGGGGCTAAGACCTTTTCATCAATCTTAAACTCAATACCTCGTTTCTCCAAAGCATCTAAGAAACGCTCTTTCTCCCACGCACGCTTGACAAGGTTGCGAGTCTTAGTTGAGGCAAGAGGATCTAATCCTTCCACCACAGCAGCCTGAGATGGAACCCTACCAGTCTCCCAATACAATTGTTCAACGTAAGACAGAATTCTAATCTCATAGTCTGAAAGCTTAGGTGGTTCTTCTTTAGGTTCTACTTCAGCCGGTACGTCGAGACTGAAGTCTATTTCTTCCATAATACTCCTGATGACGGAATTGTAGTTCTTCTATGTCAGAGGGATCTACTTGAATATCTCTAAGAGCTAAATTCAACTGACCGGGGAAAGTTTCTACTTTTGCATATTCGACGTTCCTGATAAGCGTGGGATTAATGCAGATGGCTTTGGCGAATCCAAATGCGGTTGTAAACTCCAATCCAATCCTGAATTCGTGAATTGAGGATTTGAAGACAGACGGTTCTCCCAAAACATAGGGTGAGTGCTGTTCTCCAAAATCAAAACGTTTGTTCCCAACGTAGCTCGTATAGTCTTCTTCAATCTCCGCTGAACTGAGGCCATAATGTACTTTCATCCTTGTAGCTATAGCTGGGAGAATAGATGGGTACATCCCCATTTCGTTAAGGTAAACTGCTTGAAGATGAATTCCACACTCAGCAGAGAACTGCTCCAAGGTCTTGTGGTTTAGGAGCCTCAACCGCCGAATGGGGTTCGACGACACTTCCGACTTCCTTGCCATGCAAGTTTTGTACGCCCTTTGTCAAGTGGTATAAAAACGCTTGACACGCTTGTAATAAAAGTGTAGGATAGAAGAATGAGGAGTGACAAGAAATTTCAATCACGAATCCTACTCCAAATAACTGTTCAAGCGAGAGACAAGGAAGCAGCAGACAGACGTTGGAGAAATGCCTTAAATGCTTTGGATCCAGCTCGTTATCCAGGATTAAAAGTAGAAACTCAAGTAGAACCCTATTGGGCAGAAAAAGAGGAATTAGAAGGTGACGATGGTGGTTGAACCTACGGAGGTTGATTGGAATAATATCCAAACAGCCCTGGACGCTTTAAATACAAGTGACACACAAGTCCATTTAATTACAATGCTTGACCAAAGTCTCAGTCAATTTGTAGAACTGGTGGACGATAATTGGGATTATCAAGAAGTAAACATAAACGATCGAGGAGAATTCATAGGAGTTCCAATTCAATTAGCTCTCATGATTCTCAACGTCTTGAAATTCGCAGCAGAAAAAGATATTGACATTGTAGACGCAATGGAGAAAGCAGCCAAGTATGTCTAATGTAGAAAATCCAGACGAAGAAGCAGATCCTACTGAGGGAGATGATGAAGATATTGAACCAATTGGCTTGGGACTTCTTGAATTAGGTGAAGTTCTAGAATGGGAGAAAGCTGTTGAACAAAGTAAGTAGAGCAGAATGGGGAGCACGCCCACCAAAACGAGTCCCACTAGGCATTAATACACGTTCAGCTACAGGGCATTGGGAAGGAACCACCATGGGGTCTTTCCCACATGCTAGTTGTGCTACAAAAATGAGAGTGATTCAAAATTACCACATGGATACCCAAGGATGGAATGACATTGCCTACAATTTTGCTGTTTGCCCACATGGATTTGTTTTTATTGGCAGGGATCACGGTGTTCGTAGTTCTGCTAACGGCTCTAATGTGGGTAATGCTGAGAGCGAAGCTGTCTGTTTCCTTGGAGGAATCGGTGATCCATTCACATTGGAAGGAGAGCAAGCCTACAAAGAAATAATGTTTGAAATTTCTGGAACACAGTATTGCCACAACCACTGGTTCAATACTATGTGTCCTGGTCCAGAAATCTGTGATGAAATCAAGAACGGTTACCCCAGACTTGCTAATCAACCGCCTCTGAAGGAGCGAGAAATGTCAGTCCCGGCACAAGCATTCATCAATAATCACAAATGGTGGTTTGTTATTGGCCAGGACCACGATGTTTACGCCAGCGTAGATAACAGTGGTTTCTTCGTTCTCTTGGAAAGAGATTCCAGCGGGAAGCAAAAGTCAGTCTTTGTTGACGGACTGAGTGCAATTGTTCAAGAGGATAAAATTGTCGTCGGTGGAAAAGGAATGGATGCCAAGGGTTGGCAAATTGTTTTCACCCCGGATAAGCAGCCTTCAGACGCTTGGCTTGGATTAATTGACGAACACGATCATATCATCCTATGAAGCCAATTGAAATTCCACGTCAGACAATTGAAGCTTATGGAGCTGAGGCTGTGACAGTCTCGGCTCCACAAGACTTTGAGTTCTCTGATGGATCAAAACCTGAAGCCTATCCTGCAATGAGAGTAGGAGAAGTTGTCTACGTTCTTATTGGGGTTGAGACTCAAGATGAGATGGAAGCTCTGAAAAGAACCAAATGTTTCTACCTTGGATTCTTTGCAAAAGCTATTCCTATTTTCAATATTCGAGTTGCAGACATTATCTTCGGAGAAGCTGAGCCAGACGAAATACTACCAACTATCTCTGACAACTTTGATTTACATCAAGAAGCCAGAGATAATTGGCATTCTCTCCCAGGAATGACAGAAGTTTGCTTTAAATCCATAGGACGAAAGTCTCGTTTTGTCCAGCTTGTAGGCCAGGACGATAGACACCAAGATGTATTTATGGCGGACGTAGTTGATGCGGGAGATTTTCTACTACACAATTTCATTTCTGGGAACACTTGTGTAGTCTCTAGAGACTGGCTGGAGTTTATGTATGGAGAAGGATGGCAAGCCGCCACTGAAGAAGCCAAAAACGTATCTGACCTTGAACTTCAAGAACCCGATGACGTTAGTAAAGAAGACCGCGCTCTGTAGAAGTTGTTTTTTGAGAATGTCTGTCGAGTTATTGAACGATGACGGAATCTGCACAGACTGTTTACCCTAAGACCATAAATTGTTCTGACAGGGATAGGCGGCGGACAACCTGGTTTGGGTTGGTTGAACCTACCCCTGTCAGACCTTAGCTGGATAATCTCCACCAATAGTGAATATACGAGGAGTATCCCCGTCACCAATGTTAGCCAGCCAGATTTTATCTTCTCTCAGTAATATAGGGCATGGTCGAGGAATGAAATTACCAGTACCACCAGCTGCTCCGGTTGATATGCATCCGCCAATATAATATGTCGGTGATCCACTAAATCCTCGATAAGCTACCCTACCAAACCCATTCCATATATATCCGTGTTGATTTTTGTGAAGATTGACTTCGATAGGATTAGAACCAGTTAACATTTCCACTGCTTCTGTCCATGATGTTCCATCGTAAGAAATACGATGCATAACCTGATCACCATAAGTAGCATTTCCGTTCCTTATAGCTACGGCTACTACGTGAGGAACAACACCTGGAGCTGAAACCCAAGGTCCAACTCTAGCTGATGAAGCAAACTGAGTAGGAAACGGAATTGATCCAGTTCCTCTATTGGCCCAATTAAAAGGCATAGCAACAACAGGAGTACCAGCAGCAGTAAACCACGAATCGAAATTAGTCGAATCAGCATAAATCAAAAATGGTTGTTGTGCAGATTCTGCATCTTCATCCAGTGTCCGCCATATACCATAATACCATAGACGATCTTTGATCCATATACCATCATCAGTATAAAATGGTTCAACGGTAATCCCCAAACAATAGGCTCGATCAGCAGTAGTTCCTTGTGGCAAATCAGCAGCAGAAACATGAAAATATCCACCACTTGATAACAGAGGTGTAAACGCACCAGAACCAGTACGCTTATACGCCAATATGTTGCGCCCTCGGCTATTTCCCCGAGCTGGAGACTGTGACATGAACCACAATAAATCACCATTGGTCAATCTTTCAAACCAATGATAGGTATACGTTCCACCGTCGGATGAACTGTCAAGTGCTGCTCCCGGCTCGCTCCCCGCAGACCAAGA